GATCCGATGCAGAAGGCGTCGACTCCGCCGGCCGCCGCGCAGAGATGTGCGTAATGCAGGATGAACCGACGGAAACCCCAGTCCGCTGGACCGCTGTAGTCCACCCTGTCAGCAGTGACAGTGAAGTGACCGGGCTCCGCGGCTCCGAAGAAGCTTGTCACCTCGGCAGCGGCTGCGGCCGTTCGGTCCGTCGTTCCCGCTCGGCCAGGAGCCAGGGCCAGAGTGATGCGTCCGCGCCAAGGCAGGACCGGCTGGGACCCCGCCCCCGTCCACGGATCCGGTGACGTATTTCCCGCCACCTGGTCCATCAGGATGAAAGGATAGAACATCACTTCCTTCCCGGTAGACCGGATAGCGCGGATGGCCTGGATCACCGACGTATCCGAAGGAGTCCCGCCGTAGATCGAGGCTCCATTCACCTTTGGAACCTCCAGCGCCTCAACGCGATCGATCCCGCCAGCGCGCCACGGCATCCCCACGCCGTCCCGCAACTTCTGCTCGACCTTGGGGCGAATGGTGCAGGAAGAGCATCGCAAGTCGTCGCCGAACCATGACACGACCAGCGAAACCGACCCGACATTGGGCAACTCTTGCGTCAGCTGATCGAAGCTCGTGGCAAAGTCGGTCTTTCCAGAGGGCGAATGGACGTTGGCTGATCTGTTCCGCCCCAGCGCCTCGCCATAATGTACCGGGGTGGTCGCCAATCCGTATTCTCCCGTCCCCGGGATGAGAGCGACGGCCCGGATCGCCCCGCTCAGCGTGTCGGCGGTATCGACAGTCGAACCCTGCGCCGGCCGGAAGACCTCGAAACTGAACTGCGGCACGCGGTTTCCATAGGGCGACAGTTCCAGGTCTTCGATCACCACATAAGCGAGCCCGCGGTAGGCCGGAGCCTTGCCAGCTCCCTCGACTGCCTCGATCAACGGATCGGGCAACTGGCTTTCGCTGCCTGCATAGAATCGCAGATTCAGATCCGAGGTCGAGATCTCGTTGCCATCTGCCCAGATGCGCCCGATCCGCAGCGCCTCGCCCTCGCACAGGGCGATCGCAAGACTGACCGAATAGCTGTACTCGTTCACTTTTGGCTTCGGAGTACCTTTGCCAGTTCGACGGCGACGGACCGTCTCGGTGAACTCGGTGGCCCAGATAACCTGCCCCCCGATCCGCATCCGGCCCCAGACCTGACCGATGGCTCCACCCTCGCCTGCTGCGGTCAACCGCAGCCGGTCGATCCTGCCGACATCCACCGGCTCGGAGCCGGCGCCCAGAACGCGCTGGTCGATCGCGCGACCAATGGTAGCACCGATGGCCCGACCGATGACGGCCCCCGACAGGCCAAGAACCGAGCCGCCAAAGCCCGCGCCAACGGCTGCGCCGGCGGCAGAAAGAAGCAGTGTAGCCATTCAGTTGGCTCCTTCAGGAAAGGCGAAACGCGCCGCGATCCGGCGCTGCCAGGGCAGGGAAAGCGAAGACTCGATCACGCCGTAACCCGTGTAGGCATGGACGAACTTCGGATGCGGATCGATCTCGGACTGGATGCCAAGATGCTTGGCAATGCTGCCGTCCCTCATGCGGAACAACAGAACATCACCAACTTCGGCGGCAGCCAGGGTCTTTCGTCGCAGCCACCGACCTGCGGCCTCGAGAAGCACTTCCCGGTGATCGGGTTCTGCCCAGTCCGCGGTATAGGTGGGCACGGGTTCCGGCTCGGCGCCGTGGACTTCGCGCCAGATTCCGCGCAGCAGGCCAAGACAGTCCGTTCCGGCGCCGCCGAGGCTGGCCTGGTGCAGATAGGGTGTGCCAATCCATGCCCGGGCAACGAGAACCACCTGTTGCGCAACGGTCATTCGTCGCTCCCTCCCACACGTCGTGCCCCGCCATTCGCGCGGTCCGGCACCGGATAGGATGCCAGCCAGTCTTCACCTGGAATGTGCGGAAAACCTCGAAAGTTCAGGAAATTGGCAAACTTCAGACGACAGGTCCCCGGGCGTTTGTCGCAGCCCGCGATGACCCGGATCGCATCGCCAGGCCGGACCTGCGCCCCAATGGACTGCCAAAGTTCGATCCGTCGGAGGCCGTCTTCCCAGTTATCGATCTTGACCACACCGACGAGACCTGCCGCCTGTCCCGTAAGGACCTCAAAGCGGCCATCCTCGAACCAACGATCATCGAATCCGGAAAAGCTTGAAAACCGGAACACCCGACACTCTTCGACTGCTTCGACCACGTGCTCGGCGAAATACCCGGGCTGCGTCACATCGAACTGGCAGCGGAAATCCCCCAGAATGGCCGAACAGCGCGGTGTATAGGCCAATCCTGTCGGTCGATTCAGCAGGTCCGAAAGGCCGCGCAGCTCGGCCTTGAAGCTGCCACCTGCCCGGGTGATCTCTCCAAGATGGCCACGAAACTGCTCCATGAACTCTCCCGGGTTCTGCCAGTTCACCAGCAAGGCCCGCACCTCCGCCCGGTCATAGCGCCCTGCAAGCAGGTCCGTCTCCGAGATCGCGGTTGCACTGAGGGCGCCGAAGGCCTCGGTGTTATCGACGGAAAGGCCCGTCGTCTGGTGAATGGCACGCGCAGTCATGCCCGTGTCGGCGCGGCAGGTCACGCCATCGACCTTCAGGTCACGGTCGTGGTCCGTGAACCCCATCACCACCCCGTCGCGGCGACGAACGGTCCAGGCCCGACAGACGGTGGTCGCTCCCGTCTCCAGATGAGAAAGCAATGCTTCCCTGGTCATAGCCGGATCTCCACCACAGGAACCGTCGGCACGTCGCCGGCCTGGAACGACGCGACCGAGGTCTGAATCGCGTCTGTGTCGAAGCGCGCCGGAACGTCGAACTCGAATCCCGCCGTCACGCGTGTCCCTAGATCCGGCGGCAGCGTGAAGACGATCTGGCCCGTCTCGACATCGACCGTAAACTCCAGCCCTTCGATCTTCGGATCTTCGGCAACGGCGACCACCACAGTGCCCGGAACCGGCTTCCGGATCGGCCGGGTATAGCTCTGCAACCCGGAGACATATGCCTTCTGCAACTGGAAGACGGTCGTCACCCCGTCGCCCGTGCCGATCAGTTGATCCTCGGGCCCGGGCGTAGCCAGCGGGGCGCAGGACTTGTAATCCGACCAGTCCTTCCAGCGAAAGCCGTGCAGCTGCCCAGCCCTTGCTTCGAAGAAGGCGATCAATGTTTCGACATCGTTCAGGGAGCGCAGGCCCACTCCCGCGTCATAGCGGCGTCGCGAATGTGCCCAGGGTGTGTTGCGCTCTTCGAACCCGTTGGCGAGCGTGACGATCTCTGTCCGCCGCTCAGGGCCGCCTACCGAACCGAAGCTGAGGTTTGCGGGAAACCGTATCTCGTGAAATGCCATGATCTTCCCTCAGCGATTGCGTTGACCGCGCGACAGGGCGCGACTGACCTGGGCGGCGACCTGGCACTGGCTGCGCTGGAAACCCTGGACGTCCGGTGTCGTGATGTTCATCACCACATTGACCGCCCTGCCCCCGCCTGCCTGCACGCCAAGTCGCCCGTCGGGTCCTCGCGCCAGCGGCATGATGGCTTCCGGCCCCGCTTCGCCCATCAGTCCCATGCCGCCCCGCATCGGAAATCCAGTGGGCGAGGACACGACGCCCCCCTTGGCAAAGGGCATCACCCGGCCCTGACTGAAGGCCCCGCCATCGGCAAATGGCATCCCCGCTCCCATCACCCCGGCCACGCCCTGCGCGAGCAGCCCGCCCAACGCACCAGTCACGGGCTTGATCGCAATCGAATAGACCGTGTCGACGATGGTATTCGCGACGGACTTCAGCGCGTCGTTCAGCTTCAAGCCGTCAAAGACCAGCCCGTCGAAGGCCTTCCGCAACCCCCCGCTAATCCCGCTGGACAGGGTGTTCACCTCGCGGCCGGTAAAGACCATCGTCTCCCGCATCCGGGCCAACTCGCCGTCGAACGCCGCCACCATCGACACTGAAGATCCCAGCTGCGCCTCAAGCGCCTGAAGCTGCTCCTGCATCGTTCCGATATCCGCCATCGCCCTGATCCTTCCTCACATCGGGGAACGCCG